CAAGAATTATTAGAAGAAATAAGGGAAATTGTATTAAAAAAATACAACCATGTTCTTGTTTATAAATTAAATCCTAGTATAACAGATCTTATGAATAATAATTTATATAAATTATTTGTGGAAGATGAATTATTTTTAGTTCCTCTTTGGTACAATGAAGTCTATTTTGATGCATCCGGATGCGAAATCATGGTTATTTGTGAACCTCAATTGGATAAAAATATAATAATTGATGATGATAATAATATTCATTTTGAAAAAACAATAGAGTTTGAAAATTTACATCATTTAATTTGTCAAAATAAGGATATTATGATTCAAATTGGAAACAAAACATTTCTAATTCCTGTTTCTGAATTATTCATAAAGAGAGAACAATATTATAGAATAAAAAGTCAAGGATTAACCAAAGTGAATAATGATACAGATATTTACAATGTCTCAGATAAAGCAGATATTATTGTTAAAATTAGGATTTTATAATTTTAAGTATTTGAAAAAACATATACATATGAGTAAAAAAAATATTAATAATCACCATATTTAATGATTATTAATATTTCATATATTTTTTATATAAAATAATTTTTATTTATTGTAATATTCTAATAAGAGTAATTTGTATTTTTAAATTCTATATATTTTACACATTTTTATTTTATTAATTTACATATAAAAATTATTTATTATTTTATGTTATTTATTATTTTATGTTATTTATTATTCCTTATTCCTTCTTTTTTGTGATAATACGCTTTTTCTTAGGAGCATCTGGAACTACCTCTACTACAGGAGGTGGTGTGGGTGGCCTAGCGACAACAACTTCCTCTTTTTCTTCTTCCACTTCTACTTCCTCTTCGTCTTCCTCTTCATCACTGTCATCTACAATTGCACTTACAACTCCATCAGGATCAACAAATTCATCTTTTGGTACTGTTGTTTTTAATTTTTCCACATCCGCAGCCTTAGGTTTTAAGAAACATTGTCCTTCCATAGATGCTTTTGGTTTCTGAACAATGGCTTGTTTTAAATTCCATGTAATAGATACTTTTCCATTTACAAACCATAATCCACCACATTCAATCAAACAAATTACTTGTGTTTTTGGTTTAATAAACTCAAGAGGATTTAAGTGTGTATTTGTCTTTCCATTAATATATAATGGTTCACCATCTTCATCAAATATTTGAGACTTCCATACGCCACTCCAACATGGAATTTTAATTGTCATGGTTGGTGCTTTTGACAAATCAGGCTCTATAGATCCTTTGATTTTTGGATGTCTTAGTAATACATTGAATTTTTCATCCATTACTTCTGGACTACTAATCACTTTTCCAAACCACTCTTTTGAATAGGTCATTGCATCAGCTTTTACTTTTGCTTCTAATGCACGCATAGATTCTAAGAATGCTTCTCCATCACGATTTGGATATTCAGAACTAGGGAATTGTAGTCCCATTGTCCATTTTCCAAGAGTATTTCCTTGTTGATCTTTACTTTCTTGTGCTCCCCATGTAAGCATAAGTGGAGTAGAAATCAAAAGTGATTCTCTTGAATTTTTATTGTATAAATTTACTACTTTTCCTCCTGATGAATGTGCCTTAGGAGCAGAGTATGAAAATAAACTTGTGTTAATATTAGTTCCGTCAATAATTGCGTCTGTCATTTTACTAGTATGATTTATATACATGGTTTATCTTTAAATCAATTTTTTTTTTAAATATAAATAAATCATTACGATAAATGGTTTTTAAATATTTTATTTTTATTATTATTTATATTTTTTATTATTAATATTATTATTTATTTATTTATTTATTTATTTATAAAACTGATAGTGAATACAAAATAAAAATAAAATTTATATTATAAAAATTCATAATTAATTTAAATAAATTAAAAGGATTCAAAAAGAATATATCTATATATTTTATATATACATTTATGATTGTGAATAAAAATAAAAAAAATAATCAATATGATAATAATCATCATTCAATAGAAGATTATATGAACAATATTTATGATAAGTGTGAAAAATTAATTCCACATACAAAAAGTATTAGAAAAATAAATGACGATGATCTAATTATTCCCTCTATACATAACTATCATGACATTCATAAATATAACTACAATAATGGGCAACTAAAAACATTTGCAAAAATATATAAGCTTAAAATATCAGGAAATAAATTACAATTAATCAATCGTATTTTCAGTTTTCTTTATTTATCGTCTTACATTGTCAAAATTCAAAAATGTTTTAGAGGAAGACTACAAAGAAAATATAATTTATTGCATGGTCCTGCTTACATAAATCGTGATTTATGTAATAATAAATGTGATTTTATTAGTCTTGAGCCTTTAGAAGAAATTAATTTTCATCAATTTGTTAGTTATAGAGATGTAGATAATTTTGTTTATGGTTTTGATATAACTTCTCTCTATCATTTAATTTTAAAAAATAATAAAGAAATCAAAAACCCTTATAATCGTACGAATATTCCTGAATATGTTTTGAAAAATATTAAAACATTAATCAAACTATCTATCATTTTGAAGAGTTCCGTTAATTTAGAAATAGAAGATGAAACCGTTAATATGTCCATTGAAAAAACAATGGAACTGAAATGTTTGTCACTTTTTCAAAAAATTGATGGTTTAGGTAATTATAGTAATCCTGAATGGTTTCTCTCTTTGAACAGAATAAAATTAATTAAATTTGTAAGAGAATTAATTGATATTTGGAATTATCGTGCACAGTTAACTATAGAAGTTAAAAGAAATATTTCACCACCCAATGGTGATGCTTTTAGAGAAATAAATTTACATATGATTAATTCGGAGACAAATATGATTATTCTTAAAAAAACAATCTTGGAAGTTTTGGATAAATTCATTAGTAATGGAATAGATACAGATAGTAAAGCTTTAGCAGCATACTATATTTTAGCATCATTAACATTAGTCAATGAAAATGCAGCTTCTTCACTTCCATGGCTTTTTCAATCCGTGAGTTATTTTTAAATAAATTATTAATTTAAGAATAGATGGATTATATATTATTACCATATTATCGTAACAATATATAATATTTGCGTTAAAACACTTAAAAAGTATTTATTTAGATATACTATAATAAGATGGCTAGAACTAAGACTACCAAAACTACCGAGACTGAATCAGTCCCTACTATTGTTGCTCCTGTTGTTTCCGCTTCCACTTCCGCTTCTGTTCCTGTAGAAGAAAAAGTTGTTAAAACTAAAAAGACCAAGGCTGTTAAATCTGAAGCACCTGTTACAGAAGTTGCAAGTTCTTCAAGTTTAACTATTGAAGTCCCTGTTGACACAGTTGTTGAATTAGAAACACCTGTTTGTGAACAATCAATGGAATTTCTTGCCAAATTACAACAATTGAGTGGAATGATTTCTTCTTTAAAGAGTGATTATCGTGTACTTGAGAAAAAATGGACTCGTGAACTTAAAGCTTCTCAAAAATTAAATACCAAGCGTAAGCGCAAGTCTATTAACCGTGCTCCTTCTGGATTTGTAAAGCCTACACGTATTTCCGATGAGCTTGCCAAATTCCTTGAAAAGCCTTCTGGATCAGAAATGGCACGCACAGAAGTTACTAGAGATATTAACGCATACATTCGCAAGAACAATCTTCAAGACAAAGAAAATGGCAGAAAGATTAACCCTGATTCTAAGCTTGCTGCTTTATTAAAGTTAAAGAAGACTGATGAATTAACTTATTTCAATCTTCAAAGATATATGTCTCCACACTTTGCCAAGGCTGTCAAGGTGGAAGCTTCTACGGTTGTTTAAAAAAACTAAAAAACGAAAGAATAAAAAAGAAAAAAGAAAAAAGAAAAAAGAAAAAAGAAAAAAGAAAAAAGAAAAAAGAAAATAGAAGAAAAAACTAAATCAAATAACAAAATAAATATAATGATTCTGAATCATTATATTTATAAAAAATTAATTAAAATATTTGAAATACTTATTTATTCTTTATTAGAAACCGTTTCAAAATCATCTATACTGTCATCGTCAGAAGAATATGTAAATAATTCAAATAATAACGATGACTTGGAAATATGAGGCTGATAAAATAAGACATCTTTTACAGTTATCATAGTATCATCCTTGTGTAATTGATAACTTTCATTTAAAATATATCGTACTGCAAATGATATATCTATGGTTTGTGTTTTTAAAATGTCTAATAATTTCACTGCATAAATATTTTGTTTTAATATTTCTCTATCATATTTATTATTATATAAATCAATCATATAATAATAAAAATAAATAATTCTAAATTATTTTACATGAAAATAGATTAAAATAAAAAATAATAAATATTTACTTTTATTCTTTTATTCTTTCAAAGGAAATATAAACCCATCTTTTTTTAAAACTTCTTTAATTTCTGCATAAATAATTTGTCCATTGGTTATTTTTATTTTTTCAAAATGTCTAACTTGTTCATTTGTATAACTTAAATCAAATATTTCATTAATTCTTTTTAATAAGTCGTAATCTTGTATATAATTTGTTTTTTCTAATAACCAATCATAAAATTCAAATTCTTTTTTTTCATTATTTTCTTTACTTTCTATCTTATCAGTATTATTACTATTCACACTCTTATCACTTTTTTTATATTTTTTGAAATGCTTTAATGTATTGTATAATGTTGGTAGACCTCTATTATTATCATTATTTTCGTTATTATAAATATTATAATCTGTACCAGATATTACACATATTTCACGTAACTCTTTTTGTGTAAGTCCCAAGTTTTCTAGGATTCCTTTTTGTTCATATAAAACAGCGGTATGATTCAATAAACTTAAATATCTTATTACACGAGGACATCCATAGACAAACATATCCATATCTTCACTAAGACATGCCCATACTTTTCCTTTAATGGTTAATAAAGCACATAATTCATCTGCCTCTCCTGGAGCATCATAATAAACCGCACCATATGCAACGATTAATTTTTTAACATTATCAAAATCCGTTTTAGTAATGTTAACAAATTTTCTTTTCAAAAGATCCATATGATTGATCATTTCTTGTTTTTCAATTTCATCTAATTCATTTTTCTCTTCTAATTTATTTTTTAGAATTTTATATTCATTTTCAGCTTCTAATTTATCTTCTTTTCGTTTTTGTATTAATTCTTTTTTTTCATTGGGTGTTTTTCCGTCAAATATGAATATTGGGATAATCTGATAATGTCTAAAAATAGATAACATTAAATAAATATTTTCTATTAAACATTTATCTGCAGCATATTTGAATAAATAGATACTAATATCTATGACTATTTTTTTTCCAGATAATTCTTTCAACGATACTAACTTGATTGAATCTTTACATTCTGTCCTTAAAAACCGGTTTAAATTTTTTATTCCCATCTAATTTATTATGTTTTATTATCTTTTTTATATAAACAATATAGTTTATTAAATATTTTCAATTTTATTTATTATCTTTTAATTAAAAATTAAAAAATTGAATTTTTTTGTAAAATATATTAACTTTATAAAAAGACAAAATAATTAGTAAATAATGAATACACGAAGTAAATCAACGAAAAAAACATACGAAGTAAACATCAATTTTGATGAAGCTAGTGAGGCTTGGAAATCTAACAAAAAATACATAGGAAATGGAACTTATCAATACATTTGTCATCATAAAACAGTTACTGGAAAAGATTGTAAAAAAAAATGTTTAATGGATTCAAATTATTGTGTAGTACATAAAAAGAAAGAGTAATACAAAGTATAAAAATAAAATACAAATAATACAAATATAAAAAATAATATTTTATACTAACTCACAAATACTCATACGTAAATTAGAAAGAATATATTCTTTATTAGAATCTTTTTTTTCATTTTTATCATCTTTTATCTTATTCAAAAATTGTTCAGAAGTGTGTACTCCTTCAATCATGGTCTTTGTTTTATATTTTTTTTCAATGAATTTACAAAAGTCATTCAAGTTAGAAGGAGTTTTTTTAAATTGTAATAATGAAAAATTATTTGTATCACACCACGATAAAAAAGATTGATAATTATTTAACAATATCGTTTTAATAACATAATAAGGTAATACATTTGTCTCTTCTTTATACATTGTCTCTCTTAATAATTTGCTTTTTTTTGTTTTCATATACAAATCCTCATAGGTTAATCCCATAAAGTCCAACGTTTTCACCATTTGAAAAAAACTGTAACAAATCTCAAAATTGATAAAAATTTCTGAATTTATAAGAAACGCTTCCATGTTTTTTTTATTTTTTAATTTAAAAAAACTACAAAATAATGCATTCATTATTTCAGCCCAAACTTCGGCATAAGCTTCGTATAAATTAACCTCAGAATTTACAGGAAAAATATGTAACATACTTTTTACACAACTATCTATATTCATTTCTGAAAAATCTAATCCAAAGTTATGAAAGGTTTCGTGCATAAAAACTTTTAACCATTCTTCTTTACGATAAATGACAATTTCGGAATCTCTAGGACATGTAGTAGTAAATCCTGTATTCACATTTGTTTCATTTAATACATCAATATTTGTTTTAGGTAATATTTTTTCAAGAGAAGTAAAATAAAAATATACTTTCAATGATTTAACGCATAATTTAGACGAATATTGATTTAATATATAAATCCACATAATGATTGCATCTACATATTTGTTATAGACTTCTATTTTTGTTTCCGAATTATCTTCGGTAATAAAAAATACATTTATTTCTCTATCAAAGAGAGAAAAATGGTAAGAAATTTCTGAGAATGAGTTTTCGTTAATATGATTTCTTACATGTAAAGGAAAACTATTATGATTGAAGTTTTTAGGTTGTATTATATCAGTAACCGTCAAAATATGTTTCACTTTAACATTATAAAAGTTGTCTCTTTTTGTTTTTAATGATAAAACAAAATCATACGCTTCTAAAATATCATAGTATAATTCTTTGATTATTTTTTTTGTTTTTTCATTTTGTGTATAGTGACATGTATATTTATTTTTTTCAAAGAATGATATTAATAATTTACTTTTTTTTTACAGATTCATGATATTATATAATATAATATACTGCTATTTATTTTTATTATCTATTTTATAGAATTATTATTTATGGATTTTATAAAATTATTATTTATGGATTTTATAAAATTATTATATATATTATTAATAAATGGACAAAACCTTAATCATTATTTTGGCAATTATATTATTTGTTTTGGTTCTATTAAACAGTATAAAATTTTCAGTAACCAATGTTTATTCAATTGAAAATCCGAATCAAAATGACAGCAGTTGTTCTCAAACACAATATGGATGTTGTCCAGATGGAGTAAATTCAAAAATTAATTTTGATGGAACAAATTGTCCTGCTTATAATCCCGGTCCAGGTTATCCAGATAACAAACCAGATGTGGTTGTAACACGTATTTAAAATAATTAAATATATTCAAATTTTTTACACGTCTTCAAATTCATAAACTGCTTTCATCATTTCAACTAATTCGTTGATTGTATTTTTTAATTCCTTAATTTCATTTTTCATTTCTTTCACATCATTTTGCAATTCTATGTAATGACATTTATTAATGCTTATCAAAATATTATCGTTGTTATTAACTTTTATATTTTGTTCTTGTTTTTCTTCTTTATTTTTTCTTTTTCTGCCTTCACCAGATGATACAATTGATTTATATAAATCACTATTTTTGTATATCATATATCCTCTTGCTGATGTACGATTAGGAATGTAATTATTTTTACATAGTCTACTAATTATTCCTCCTGGTGCTCTATTATTTATTTTAGATATTTCAATAATATTTAACATATCAAAATTATATAATTTATTTAATTCTTCATCATCTTCTCTTAACCATGGTTTTCCAGCATCTTTAAAATTAGTTTCTAACTCCATTCTATTGATAATAATTAAAAATAAATTTTTAACTTATTTTTTAATTTTATTTTAATATTTTAATTTTTACATTTGAGCCTTTTTTATTTTGTCGCGAATAATCATCAAATTATCAAATACTACAGGTGGTGATCCTTTCACATAGTGAGACAACTTCGCATTCCCGGTAGCCAATAATAAATTTTTCAAGTTTTCATCTTGTGTAAATTTCGCATATTGAGCCGCATAAGTTTCTTCCTTATGTCTTTTACCATAAAAATCTGGATCTATTTCTACTTGAACAGGACGTAACAATTCACCTTTGTATTTTCCTGATTTACTTCCTGCCGCTTTTGCCATATTAGAATCTTTGGATAAATCCGTTCCAGAATCAAGAGAGAAACTCAAGTAGAAATCAGGACTATTTTTTTTGAATTTTGATCCCTGATAATAATGTTCCACACTCGCCCATTTATGATTATCCAATGTAAAAGGATGTTCTCCGATCCAAAAATCAGATAATTTTCTTCTCCATTGTGGAATATTCGCTAATTCTTTGTATTCAATAATCTTATCATTTGGAATTTTCTCTCCTGAACCTTTTCCAGGAAGAGTTTTATCACTTGATTTTGAATAAAATATAAAAACAATATCATCATCATAGAATCCTCTCAGTTTAGCTTCATTTAAATCCTCGTTTAAATAATCATCATTTATTGTCTCCTCTTTTACACTTTTCTTATTACTTTCTTTGAATTTTTGAAAATCCGGAATTAATGAAAATAAACCCGCATTTTTTTCCATACATTTTTCAGAAATCATTTTTTTTAAATCATATGGAATTTCAGGATACTTAAATATCATTTTTTTCTTGTATCCAACAATTTTATAATGATTTCCCGTGTAATCAACAATAATATAAAATTCTGGTTTAAATATTCCTGTATTTTCAATGATTTTATCTGATTGTCCACATTGTAAAATATTTTTTATATCCCCACTTTTATAAGCTTCACTAGATAAAATAATAAATTTGATATTTAATATTCGCTCCAAGGTAGATATGGACCATATTTCAGCCCAAAATTCACATGTTCTAACTTTCTTTTTTAACTTTTCTAATGTGTCAATCCCCTTCATAAACTTATAATCTTTCAATAAGGTCATTGTTATTTTTTTCTCTTCTACAAGCTTGTCATGTTCTTTTTTCACATCTTTTGCATTTTCCGAAATAATTTTCTGTTCATTACGATCAATG